CGCCATGCGTTACAGGGTTCCCGTTTTGCCAATACCAAAGCCAAGCAAGCCAGCGCTTGGTTAATTCTCGATGTTCTTTTTCGCTGAATGCTGGCATTACCTACCCACCTTTACTTTGAACCCAGCATTACGGCCCGCCGCCAAGTCATCCACCGCACAATAGGTGTTATCTACAAAATCAAGAACAACCACCTCTTGACCATATAAACCCGGGCTAAATCCCAAATCCGCAGCATCGGCCAAATACACTTCTTTAACTGTTTTAGCCTCAGTACATGAGCCACTAGGGGCCACCTTTTGGCCAACAAGCACTTGAGCATCCTCAAGTTTTTTCATTAGTCGGGGCGAGATATGCCCGCTTGGCTCGTCGGGGTGATAGTCCCGAGGTATGTCTTCATGAGGTCCAGGGTTTTCTAAAGGTTCATCCTCGACCGGCTCAGCAGCGGCGCACATCATGGCGTTGCTGCTTGGCTCGTCAAACCGCTCATACTTGTCTGGGTTGCTCATAATCTCAGCAAGCGACACCCCGTGCAGCTCTTCCGCCTCTCGTGCAGCGGCTGCAAATAATTCTTTGTTCTCGTTGTCAGTCATTTTTAACCTTTCATAAGTGTTAGTCCTGCTTTCATTGTAGCGGAATACCGCAACAAGTAAAGAAAAAAAAGGGAGCCCAAAGGCCCCCAATTCTATGATTTTTCTATGATTTTTCAGCTTGTGCTAGGTGGCCTGGCAAGGGGCACCCCGCTTTTATAAAATGCCCTCCGCCGGTCAGAATCCCAGCCGGTAAGCCCGCAGAGCTTGCCTTCATATTCCAGGGTTCTAGGTAGTGTCTGAAACTCCGCAGCGTTGGCACAGTCTACCCAGAGACAGACGACGACGAACGACGACGATGACGACGACGACCACCACGACGCGACGAACGGGTCATGCGGTGGCAAGAGCTCAACGACGACGGGAAAAAACTCTGACCTTGCGCGTGCGATGCTATTCATCGGCCTTCACCCTTTCAGCAATTGACGCAACGACAACCGCGACCGCCTCGGACCCATCAAGATGTAACTCCCCCCTGGACGACTCAAGCCAAACTTCCCTTGTGTCACCGTGCCCACCCTCCAGGTAGTAATCAGACTCAGCGATACGAGCCAAGGCATTAAGCCCATCGACGAGAGATTCAATGAGCTTGTTTTTATTTTCCTCCCGCATCTTTTTAAACCTATCCTCCGCCGCCGAGCGTGCCGCTTTTATCTCTTTGACTTCTGCATTAGAAAACTTGCAAGTTCTCTTGTTGTGCCCATAGACTCCACATCTTGAGCATTTTCTCATTTTCTTAACCATTTTGCTTTTCCTTCATCCGTTTATTAATTTTTTCCAACTCGCCGCGCTCAATAAGGATAAGCCGGTCCTGCGCTGGCAAAATGCCAAATTCTATACCCATGATATCGAGCCCAGCGCCCAGCGTTGAAGGCCAAGCACAGCCCAGCGTCCTGTAATACTGCGCCCCGGCTGGCCCCTCTAAAACAACTATAAAATGTGTTGCCCTGTCTAAATTCCGCATAAAATCCCCCTTAAAAATATGGGTAATATTCAAGGACGCAGACCAGCGCACGGGCGCAGTAGATTGGTTGGCCCTTGAACCTGTCAAAAGTATCATCGGCGTTACACATTGCGTCTTGGTGACGCTGAACGCCCTCAATGGCTCGCAACACCTTAGAGGCGTCAGCAAAATCACCAACCAACCGCGCCACGCCTTCATCGCTTACGCAACACACATTTAGGTTTTCTTGATATTGCCTCTCTAGCTCTTTCGGGCTTCGGTCTTCCTTAAGCTCAGCCATGTTCAGCCTCCGCTTTTTCCTTGAGCTGTTGCGCCACCCACTTGGTAGTGTTCCGGCCCTGTTTATTGAGTTGACGCTGCCAGCGTTCATGCGTGCGGCTGAAGTTGTAGCCTTGGCGCTTCATCCATCGAGCAAGGTCTTTGCTGGTCCGAGAATCGAACTCTATACAAATTCGGTTCTCGTCCTCATCCCCGTAAGCCTTCCAATCAACCCCCTCAATTGTCCCGGTTATGACTTCAAACTCTCCCGCCTCAAGTTCTTCTTGGATAAGCTCAAGCCGCTTATTTAGTCGCCGAATTTCGGTGGTGTGTGAGGTAACACTTACCCCGGTGAGCCTCCCCGAATACTGGCAGGGGGTGGCCAACAGCCTAGCAGTCTTTTCCTTTATCCCGTCAGCGATAAGGGCATCAACCAAAGCATCGCCCTCCAGCTTTTTCTTATGCTTGTTTAGGGATTTATTAAGCCTTTTTCCCTCGTCCCTGTACCCCTCCAAATCCTTGATTCTGGCCTTTAGTTTTTGAATAACTTCCGGGTCATCAGAAGAGATGCCACCGCGACCGACACCAGCGGCGCGAGACTCTAAAGCGTCGGCCCTTTTGCTATTCTCAATACCTGCGCGCATCTTGTTGTCTGAGCGCTTCAATGCGTTACGATGCGCCCTCTCGGAATGATGCCCGATAAGTATAGGCTGCCCCATTGGAATGTGCCGCGTTTCAGCCCGTGAAGCCTCAAAGCTTTCCTCTGATTTGGTTCGCGCTTTATCTGCGGCAACCTCGAGACGCCCCTTGCGAGCCTCCTGGCGCTCTGCATAATCCGCACGTCCTGGTGTTCTTACTGTTTTTTCTTCATTCATTTTGTACCCCTTGTACATTTAAAAAGTTAGTCCTAGCCGCATCTTAACAGTAACTTGCGGCCAACCGCAACAAGAAAAGCACAGCAAACCCCTAGACTCTAATACTAAAAACCCGCTAATTTGGTCGATGGACTAACACCATACTGAGGGGATAATGATAAGCACTAATTTTGTTTTAAAAGTTTCGGAATACATCGAAGCTAACCCACCGGAAAGATTAAGTGAAACATACCTTTCCAAGCATATCGTGGGCGCTATCACATACGCATTGAAAGCGGTTGCATTTTGCGACGACGACGACGACGACGACTGGCGACGACGACGACGAAAGCCGGAGGCGACTGGAGACAACTGGAGTACACCAGAGGATGCTCAGATAGTCATCAGTTGCGGCGGGTCGCTATATGTCTATGACCGCACAATCTGGCGACGCATCGACGATAAAGATTTGAAAATGCTTTGCCTTCTTTACGATGGCAAGCAGACGGCCATTAACGACAAGCCAGTTACGATTGGGATGACTGACCGAAAAGCAAAATCAATTGCTACCCTGACGACGCTACTTCACACAACCCGGCGCCCCAACTTTTTCGACGAGCCACCCATCGGCCTGGCATTTACTGATGGATTTTGGACCATTGAAGACGGGCACCTGGAATGTGTTGAGCACCACCCGAAACACAAGACAACTTTCGGCTACGGCTTCCCGCTGGACGACGAAGACCAGCCCGTTGGCGCGTGGCTGCGGTATCTCGATTCTCTTTGGCGGGACGACGAAGACAAGCAGCAGAAAATTGACGCGCTGCAAGAGTGGATTGGCGCAACTCTTATTGGACGCGCTACGTCATACGCAAGGGCGGCTCTGTTTATCGGGACCGGTGCCAACGGCAAGAGCGTTTTGCAAACGATTATAGAAGAATTGTTCCCACCTCAAAACGTGACGACCGCATCACCAGCGCACTGGCACAAGGATTACACGCTTGCGAGCCTGCAAGATTCAAGATTGAACGTGTGTTCGGAGTTGCCAGAATATCGAGCCCTCGACACGAGCGCGACCTTCAAGGCAGTGCTGAGCGGTGACAGGGTTGAAGCTAGATTAATTTACCGTGACCCGTTTTCGTTTCGTCCAATCGCTGGCCATCTGTTCGCTGCAAACGCTTTACCGAATATTGGAAGCGGTGATTTTACCGAGGGATTCTTTCGCCGGTTCCTTCTCTTCACCTTCAATCGAAACTTTAAAGACGATGCGGGAATGGAAAGACGTGACCAGCAGGAAATTCTGGAAGAGATCAGGGTTGAACATGCGAGTATCTTGTGGTGGGCCTTACATGGTGCTTGTCGTCTTTTGAAGCGCGGGGAATATACTTTGCCTGCAAGCCATGAGTTGACTATCCAAGAGTGGCACCAGGATTCCGACCCTGTGCAGGATTTCATTCAGAGCTGTTGCAAGCCTGACGGTGATGGAACGCTCCTCAAATATATCTATGACGACTATGTGACGTGGTGTGAATCAGTTGGACGCAAGAGAATGACCAACCGAACGCTGGCGAAACGATTACGCCAGCTAGGAATCAACCAGTGGAGAGGTAACGGCGGGACCAAAGTAAGCCTCGCCGTCAAGATGAAGACCGAATGGCTGGACTATGTTTAAGGGCTGACGGTTACGGGGCCGACAATGGCCCCATCATCGGCGGATATTCCCACAACAAGAAAAAGCTCTCCCGCAGAGCCCCCATGCGCTAACGGGTGTGGGGACACCTCAAAGACTTGGCCGGAGTCTTTGGCTTTCTCGTTAAGCCCCCTTGCAACCCTTAGCGCTCTTTCCTTGGAACATGTGAGAATGCTGTGCTCTCCGTTACGTGCATCAGAAACACAGAACTCCATAAGCTTCGCCAGTAAATCATTGCGCCTACTCATTATAAGTACCAAGCCTCAACAGGGACATCGCAAAGATTCTGGATGAGGATTGCGCGCTTACCTTGGGGTTTATGTACCCCGTTCTCATAACGATTCAACATATACCTATCGAACCCTAAAACTTCCGCTGCCTTGTCCAGCGTGTACCCTTCCTTAGTGCGCCAGGCTACCAACTTTCTTGCGCCTTGGCTTATCGCGTTTTTCACTTCAGACATAATTCAACTCCTTCAACACTTGATGCACTTCATCGAAACCTTTACAGACCCTACAAACCCAGCCTCGTTTTTCTAACTCTTCAAGCCAGCGCTTCTGGTCCTCGCTCACTCTTCCGCCTTTTTGGCGTTTGAGTTCAATCGCCAGACCGACACTTCCCGGCCTCGAATTTTTGTCGAATATGAGAATGTCTGGGACGCCTGATTTAAGCCCTTCCGCTCGAAGCCTTGCCCCGCGAATCGCTCCTTCTTTGCCTCTGCGTCCGTGCCCTTCATTGGGGACATGGCACCACAAAAGGCCAAGCTGGTCGAGCAATTTTGCAACTCGCACTTGCTCCTGTCTTTCGGTCGGCACGCTGCTTTGTTTTGTTTTGCGCTTGGGCCTGAGCTCTCTGGCTGCTGCCTTTTCTGCGCTGTCGTCTTTTTTTGTTCGCTCATGAAAATTCTCAATTCGCTTCAAAATTCTTGCTCGGTATTCTTCGCTACTCATTGCTCTACTTGCTCCTACAAGCTAGAATGAATTAACGAGAATTTACCCTTTCGTTAGTCCACCTGCGCGGGTGGCGCCGAATGTTTCGCGCCACCCACCAGGATCCCCTCACTCTTCGATGCCGTGCTCTGCAAGCCAGCTCTCGTATTCTTCTTTAATTTTTTCATTCACCTTTTTTTGCATAGCGGCTAGGTAGCCCTGCAACTCCTTCAAGGTGAACGACTCCGGCGGATTCATAACGAGGTCTTTCAGCTCTTCGTCGCATTCGTTCGCAACGTGCATTAAGACATCGTCCTCGCGGCTTGCGTAGTAATCCTCTGTCCACTGCTCCAGGTCCTTCATGACTGGACGGTCATCGTCTTCAGGGCAGTACCCATCTGGCAAGCCCCGTGGCTCACCGTCGTCGCTGCTTCTTTCTTCTTCTGACCGCGTGTATGCAGCAGTCCCTTGATAGTTGTAATCACTCATAATCAACCCTTTCTAATGATACCGTGAAACACTGTTCACGATGCTTTCAACTTCACGACGGGACACCGGCGGCAGGCACTTGAGCCTGTTTACCTTGTCGGTAAGCTCCACTACTTCCGACGCTGAGTGCCCTTCCCAAAAAAACCTACCTGCTACTTTTGCCAACTCGCCATTACGCGAGCCGTCGCCAATAGAGGGCAAGCTCTCAATATCTACCTTCGGCTTTTCCTTATCGGACCCCGGCAAAGAGTGGCGCTTGAATCCGCTGCCCTTCTTCTTAATTAGATGCACAAGCCAGCCCGGTAATTCTGGAATCAGGCCCTCTTTTAGTCCTATTTCAAACTCGTACCTCTTGCCCGAATGGTGCAATGAAGGCGGCGCCACGATGTAACCACCATCGCCCTTAAGGTCTAACCCTTCAGCAAACTTTACCTTGTTGCCAAGACCAGACGGCTTAAAGAAAAAATGATATCCACCACCACCTGTCACGGCTCGCGGCCCATTGGAGAAGGTGGACACGTCGCGGTGCTTCTCGACCAGCTCCCGCAGTGTCTCCTTACCTTCTTCACCATCGACATCGAGCACAGTAAACTGATTGCAGTGCAGACCTATATTGTAGTTTGGATTCTCGACCCACCAACGAATCACCTGCGCCATGTCAGTCGTTGCGTCTTTAACCCCACGCATCGAAGCTGGATGTTTGCCAGGCGAGTCGCAACTTGGTACGCCGCAAGAGCAGACCCCCCGCACAACAGTGTGTACGGGGAAAATCTCAAACCCATTGCAAGCGTACCAAGCTGCCCAGTTTTGAAGACCACTCACGGATGCGCGTCCTCACCTCCGCCACTGGAGGGAACCGGTGGCACAGGTGGAATGGAGTCTTCAAAACAATCATCACCAAAGACCTCGGCGGGGGTAAGCGCCCCAGACTTCAGTGCGTTGTACGTTTCCAGCAACCAGTTAATCTGCTTGTTGGTAACCTTGTCCAGTGTCTTAATTTCAGCCTTTCGAAGCAAGGCATCTTGTGAAACTTTGAACTTTTCACTGTACGCCTTAATCGCATCAGCGCACCGTTCTTTGTTGGTTTTCTTCTTAGCCTTCTTTGGCTTCTCTGGTGTTAGCACTCCAGGGACTTGAAGAACTGAAACAATCTCTTGCTTCTTTGGCTCCGGCTTCGGGTCCTCGCAAGAAACGTACTCAGCCTCAACAACGCCCGGAAGCGTCGAGTCGGTCGGCGCCACCTTGGGCACAACTGCATCAAGAGCGGGGTGCTTAACCGGCGCAGGGTTAGGTGTGATATCTTTGTGATAATCACGGATTTCCTCAACCGAGCCAAAGCCCTTAAGGGCATCGGCAAATGCACTACGTAGACAAAATGTTCGCGCCCGCATCTGAAGCATTCTCATTGGGTATTGAATCCAGGGAATCTTACTCTTGTTGTTCCAGAGTCGGGCCGTCTTAGCGTCATCAACACCGAATCGATATTCGTAAACACTGACTTCACCGAGTCGATTTAATCTCCTTACTTTACAGTGCGCAACGGCCTGCTCCGTGCCCTTGTTATCCCAACCTTCTTGAATATCAATAAAGGTGGCGTGAGCCATGCAGACCGCCAGTAATGCGTCACCCCATATCGCCGCCTTCCCATTGATTACGCTGATAGAATCCAACGACTGCAAGGGACTAAGGCCAACCTCTGCGCCTTTCTCCATTGCAATAATAATATCCTGAACTTTGCCGCGATACGCTGACGGAACAAGCCCCGACTTCGATGCAATCTCAGCCAGTTGCATAACCTCAGCAAAGCTTTGTGGTCCTAATTGTGTAAGTGCGCTTGTCATTATAGACCCCCTGCAAATGTTTTAGGGTAGCAGCGAGCAGCACGCTTGCCGTTCTTATCTTCCGTAAATACAGCAAAAGACTTGTCAACAAGCTTGCCGTTGCCACCGTCGCCAACCAGGACGGGGTGGGTTAAGCGCTCGTAGGAGCCAGAAGATTCAATTAGCTCATTTTGTAGCTTCGTCTTCTCTTTATTAAGCTCATCCTGAATCGCCACAATCTCGACAATACGATTTGCACGCTCAATCTCTTCCGGTGTCATCTGACGCTGTGAGTCAAGAAACTTTTCTCGCTCAAGCAACGTCTTGCGGCACTCGGCTGAGTCATCAACTTCTGGCGCAATGCCTGTTAGAATATGGTCTTTCCAGAACTTTACCGAATCCTGCTCAATCTGTGCGGCTCTTTCATTATCCGCATGGATAAGGAATGGCGTCGATAAAGCATGGTGACTAAAATCAGCGTCAAGAATTACGAAGGGCCAGCCGTACCTGTAGCACTGTAGCAGGCACTGAATCTTGTACATCTCAGGGACATCATCTGACATCGCCTCACCCCACGCACTGCGCTGCTGCCCATGCGCCTGCTTGAGCTCTACCCCAAACAAAGCCTTGCGGTGGCGCGAAGACGGTACGGCAAAGTAATCGCCGGTAAGTCTCATTGGCACACCATCCACCTCATAGAACAATGTAGGTGCTCTTTTAAGGACCACCTTGTACCCGTTCTTTGAAAGGTTGCTGGCAACCATCTGAGAATGGCCGTGCTCCATGAACAGGCCCCGCTCCAAGATGTCCGTGTTGCCTTGCTTCTCTTCGCCAAAAACAACGCGCCTAAATATACTGTTCTTGCTCGACCACTTATGCATGCCTTGGATGGCGGCATGGTCAGTTGACGATAAAATCTTAGAATCTTTTTTCAGTTCCATAAGAACTCCTTTTTTGTTAGTCCTGCTTGACTGTAGGCGTTGTTGCGGTTAACGTCAACAGAAATCTAACATCAGGGAGTGACAATATGAGTTCAGTAAACAAGGTTATCTTGATTGGAAACCTAGGGAAAGACCCAGAAATTCGCTACACGCCACAGGGCACAGCTCTTTGCAAATTTACATT